ACCGTTTACTTTTGGTGTAAATTTAGTAAATGAAGGCGTAGGCTTAGTAGGTCCTAATGCTATGATAAATTCTCCTAAAGGAGTTTTTTGGATGGATAAAAAAGGTTTTTATACTTACTCAGGAGCAGTACAAAAATTACCTTGTTTAGTAGAAGAACACGTATTTAGTAATATAAATCAAACACAAAGTTATCAAATATTTGGTTTTTTAAATAAAGCCTTTAGTGAAGTTGGTTGGTTTTATTGTTCAGCAGATGCTACGGTAATAGATAAATACGTAACGTATAATTACGAAGAAAATGTTTGGATGATAGGCGAGCTTTCTAGAACAGCATGGTTAGACGAAGGAGTCTTTGCTCAACCTAAAGCAACATCTTCTAATTATTTATATGACCAAGAAAGCGGTAATGATGATGATGGCACAGCAATGACTAACGTGTTTATAGAATCTAGTGATTTCGATTTAGGTGAAGGAGAAGAGTTTCAATTTATAAGTAGAATAATACCTGATGTAACTTTTAACGGTACAGGAGATACAGGAGCGGCAGGACAAAAAGTAGATTTAGTTTTAAAAAGAAGAAATTTTCCAGGAGAAGTATTAACTACGGCTGTGACGGGTTCTTGTACTTCAGTAACAACTAAAATAGATACTCGAGTTAGAGGTAGACAAGCTACGTTAAGAGTGCAATCTAACGATACTGATACAACTGTTGTTGGTGTTGGTTTTAGGGTAGGAGCAACACGTATTGAAACACAACCTGATGGTAAACGTTAATGGCTAAAATATTAGAAACTAAATTACCGTTTGCTCAAAACGAACTATCGCCTGAGTTATTTAACAGATTAGTTAGGGTTTTAGAACTTAGTTTAAATAAAGTAGATATAGGTTCTACTAATAATTTTACGGAAACACAAAGAAATTCTACAAGTTTTAGAACAGGAGATTTAATTTGGAATTTATCAACTAACCAAATACAACTTTGGACAGGAGAACAATGGGTTGATCTTTACACAGGTACAGAAAAAGGTACGCAAGGTACAACAGCACTGGGTAAAGTAACCGTTTCTTTAGCAGGAGCAACTGTAATACCTATAGGTGGCGAATGAATATAGAACAACTTAGACGAGAACTAAAACTAGATGAAGGTTGTATAAACGAAATTTATTTAGATCATTTAGGCTATCACACGTTAGGTATCGGTCATTTAATAACTGATAAAGATATCGAATGGGGACAAAAAGTTGGTACAAAAATAACAACAGAAAGAGTTAATGAGTGTTTTAAAAACGATATAGAGATTGTTTTTAAAGAACTAGATAGGAATTTATCTTGGTGGCGAGAGTTGCCAGATGATATACAATTAGTGTTAGCTAATATGTGTTTTAATTTAGGTATTACAAGGTTAAAAAAATTTAAAAAGTTTTTAACGGCGTTATCTAAAAAAGACTGGAAACTTGCTGCTGAAGAAATGCTAGATAGTCGTTGGGCTACACAAGTAGGACAGAGAGCAGTAAGATTACAAAAACGAGTACTTAAAGGAGACTAAAATGGTTAGAAGAAAAATGTCTAAAGGTGGCAAAGTTAGAAAAATGTCTAAAGGCGGCAAAGTTAGAAAAATGTCTAAAGGTGGCAAAGTTAGAAAAATGTCTAAAGGTGGCAAACTTAGAAAAATGTCTAAAGGTGGCAAACTTAGAAAAATGTCTAAAGGTGGCAAACTTAAAATGTTATCTAAAAAGAAAGACAAGAAAAGAAGAAGATAAAGTATGTCTTATTTAATTAGTAATATCCCACATTTTAAATGTTGGGTTAGACGAGAGTTTACTAAAAACCATGAAGAATACCAAGACGAGTATATTCATGCACTAGCGATAGCAGTTAACACTATTCCTGATAGATCGCTTAGTTTTCAAGTAGTTTTTACTGGAGAAGAAGCTAATTGTGAAGACAATGACGAAGGTAATTTACATGGTGGTGCCATGTGGGCAAGGATGCCAATACAAGCCTTAGTTGCTGACATACCTAGTGAAGACTTTCCAGAACCAATGGAAGATCATATTGCTCAACCTTGGGACTGTGAATCAAGAACTCATTCTGTAGTTATTATGGATAGAGTTAGTTCTAGTCCTTGGCTTTGCAAAATTGATGGAAAGTTTTATACTGGTCGTTATATGTTTACAGTAGATTACACAGACTCAGAAATAGCAGACGACCCTGCCCAACATAAACAATCTCATGTTTTGTATATAACTGAAAATTGTAAGTGGAAAGGTAATTTTGTAGCTTTACCTAACAATAGAGTTAGAGCGACAAGCCCTGCTTTATGGGTAACTGGTGATGGAGCACCTGATTTTAAACCCTCTCAGTGGGTTCATTCAGCAGAAGGTCATGAAAGTTATCTAGACCCTGCTATTACATTTAATAATTTATACGAAGATTAAAATGCCACATTACACTAAAGATTTAAATGAGATTGTAAAAGCGTTAAAAAAAGCTAGTAAGTTACACGCAGAACAAGCTAAAAAACTAGAAAAGATTAATAAAGATCAAAAAACTAGATATAGTTCAGCAAAAAAAGTAACTAAAAGAAAACCAATTAAAAAGAGGAAATAAACTATGGCGGCTAAAAAGACACATAAAACAAAAGACGGTAGAACGGCTAAAAAAGGACTTTATTATAATATTAATAAAAAGAAGAAAGCAGGTAAAAAGATGCGTAAAAAAGGTGCTAAAGGAGCTCCTACAGCAGCTGACTTNAGACGTTCCGCTAAAACCGCTAAGAAACCTATAAAGAAAAAGAAAAAGAAATAATGGCTACTAAGCGTAAAGAAAAATCGATACGCCGAACGACCAAAGGTAAAGGAGCTAATTACCGTAAAACTAAAGCAGGTGCGGGGATGACAGCTAAAGGTGTAAAAGCCTATAGAAAGAAAAATCCTGGATCAAAATTAAAAACCGCAGTTACGGGTAAAGTTAAAAAAGGTAGTAAAGCAGCAAAAAGACGTAAATCTTATTGTGCTAGATCAGCAGGACAAATGAAAAAATTTCCTAAAGCTGCAAAAAATCCTAATTCTAGGTTGAGACAAGCAAGAAAAAGGTGGAAGTGCTAATGTATGAATATAGCTGTACGGTAGATAGAGTTGTTGATGGAGATACTATTGACGTAACTTTAGATTTAGGTTTTGATATTTTATTTAAAAGCAGGGTTCGATTATATGCAATAGATACCCCAGAATCTAGAACTAGAGATAAAGATGAAAAAGCTAGAGGTAAGTTAGCTTCGGCATATTTACAAAACGCTATAGATACTGCAAAACAAGTAATTATTAGAACAGAACTAAAAGACTCTCGTGGTAAGTACGGTAGAGTTTTAGGTAGTGTTATTTGTGACGGCAGAGACATAAACAAAGCAATGGTAGAACAGTATTATGCGGTAGCTTATTATGGACAAAACAAACAAGAGGTAGAGGAAACTCATTTACTTGACAGGACCAAACTTATTAAATTAGGTGTGTTTACTCCTGTAGAGGTTTAAGATGGAAGAAAAAATTATAGAAGATAATGTTATTGTTTCTAAAGAAGAACCAATAAAAAAGAAATTAGANTTAGATATAGATGTTACGCCTAATAACACAGGAACAAACCCTTTTCAAAAATGGGTACATCTTGCTAAAACTATAGATGCATGGCGTATTTTTCCTAGAATTTTTGTAAGTGTTTATATCGTACTTCTTTACAAAGTTGTTATTTGGTTTATGGAATTACCTGAACCTAATTTAGAACAATCAGCATTAGTATCAATAGTTGTAGGAGCTATGGCAGCAGTGTTTGGTATTTATGCAGGAACATCAGGACNAAGTAAAAACTTTAAAGGCGGTGATTAATGTCATTAAAAGTGTTTCTTACAGAGTTTAGGTTTAAAGGAACTATTCATGAAGGTCCTAATATTGTTGCGGAGTCTTTTGAAGATGCAGAAGAACAAGCAGAAAATTATGGCGTAATAGTGGTAGGTATGTTAGACGGAAAAAAATTCGGTTTGGGGGGGGAGAGAAAGAAAAAAAAAATATTTTATTTATATAATAACGTGTTTTTTTTTTTTTATTTTTTATGTTATTATACGCTTTTTTTTTTTTTTGTGTTTTTTATTTTGT